ATAATTTTTTTTTTTTTTTTTTTTTTTAAAAGAAAAAAGTGTGTGATGTATTAGCATAATCTTTAAATACTTTAAACAATTTCTTACTTTACTTAGTCATAAGTCTGTTAAGGTATAGTATATGTATGTATGTGTTCCTTTTCTTTCTTTGGTTCTTTCTTTCTTTTAACACTCTAATATATATATTGCAGTATATATATATATTTATAGTCTATGTGTCTTTATTTTATATGGTTAAAAAAACAACAACTTTAACAATAGATAGTGATTTAATTGTTGAAGCAAAGAAGAAATTTCTTAATTTGTCTGAAATTGCTGAAAATGCTATAAAAGAGAAAATCGGACATAAAGAGGTTGAAATTGATGAGAGTATTAAAGTCTGTGAATTCTGTGGGAGAGAAGGAGAGAAAGCTACAAAAGACAACTTAAAAGGAATGGTATGGCTTTATCCTGATGAAAAGTGGATTTGTGAGAGATGTTTTAAAAGTAAAAGCAGGAGTATATTAAGATGAAACTTGATAAATGGCAGCAGGAAGTCTTAAAAACTAAAGGAAATATCTGCTTAAGAAGTGGAAGACAGGTTGGAAAATCTACAATTATTTCTATAAAAGCAGGTGAATACGCAGTTAAACACCAAAAAAAATTTGTTTTAGTAATAGCTGCAGTGGAAAGACAAGCACAACTTCTTTTTGAAAAAGTGTATAATTATCTTTACAAGTATCATGCAAGTTTAATAAAGAAAGGAAAAGACAGACCAACAAAACACAGAATACATTTAAAAAATGGCTCTAAAATATATTGCCTGCCAACAGGGTTGTCAGGTTATGGCATCAGAGGATATACTGTAGATTTGTTAATAGCAGACGAGGCAGCATTTATTCCAGAAGCAGTATGGATTGCAGTGACTCCTATGTTGGCATCAACCAAAGGCGCAATATGGCTATTATCAACTCCTCATGGCAAGAGAGGGTATTTTTACAGATGCTTTAAAGATGACAACTTTAAGAAATTTCATATTAGTTCTCAGGATTGCACAAGAATAGACAAGAAATTTTTAATTTCAGAAAAGCAAAGAATGACCAAAGTCCAATATGCTCAGGAATATCTTGGAGAATTTGTAGATAAACTAATGCAGTTCTTTCCTACTGAATTAATTAATAAAGTTATGCTCCCTCCTGCACACTTTTTATCACCATATCAATCTCAAAAAGACAGGGGGGAGTATTATCTTGGAGTTGATGTTGCAAGAATGGGTGGAGATGAAACAGTGCTTTATTCTTTAGTTAAAAGAAAAAGCAAAATCCTGCAGGAAGTTGATTTAAAAATTACTAAATTCACAAGACTAACTGATACAGTCAGATTAATTCTGCACAAAGACCAAAATTATCACTACAAAAAAATCTACATAGACGATGGTGGTTTAGGTGTTGGTGTGTTTGATCCACTTTTAGAACATGAACAGACAAGAAGAAAAGTTGTAGCAATAAACAACGCTAAAAGATCTCTTGACAGGGATGATAAAAGTAAAAAGAAATTATTAAAAGAAGACCTTTACAACAATCTAAAAAATCTCATGGAAAATGGATTAATAGAATTAAAGCAGGATGAAGAAACATTTCTAAGTTTAAGTTCAGTGCAGTATGAATACGAAGACGGAAGACTAAAAATATTTGGAGACTACTCTCACATCACTGAAGCACTAGTCAGGGCAGCATGGGCATATAAAGACAAAAGTTTAAATATTTACATATATTGAATTAGTCATGGCATATACAGGTATTTTTTGCACAGAAGCAGAAATCCAATCAAAAGAAGGAGCAAATGTTTCAGGTTCGGTAACTGGGGACATGCATAATCTTTGGGTTGCAGAAGCAGAATCTTTTATCAACTCAATCACAAGATATAATTGGAGTGATGCCTACTCAGGTTTAAATGAAGATGTTAAACATTTGCTTTCAGAAGCTGCTTCAAACATAGCAGCAATCTATGCAATTAACTATGACATGTCAGGATACACTTCAAGAGGAGAAGCAGAGAGCATGATTACAATTTTAAGAGACAGGGCAAATTGGGCAATTAAATCACTACAGGACAAGAAAGTCCAGGAGTTTATGATAGGTGCATAAGATGGCTAAATGGATACAAAAAGCAATTAAAAGACCAGGAGCATTAAGGGCAAAAGCAAAAGCTGCAGGCAAAAGTGTTAGTGAGTTCTGTGCAAGCTTGGGGCCTAATGCAGATACAAGAACAAAAAGGCAGTGTGCTTTAGCAAAAACTCTAAGTAAATTTAGGAGAAAAAAATAATGACAATCAAAACAGAAGACCCTTTATTTCCACCAAGACCTGAATTTATAAAAAGTTTTGATTTTAGAGATGTAATCAGAGGACAATCCTATTTAATATTTTATGCAGGAAGATCAAATAATGTTGAAGAAGGCGCAAAACTATTCGCTTATGAGACAGGTGATGATACAAATAATGATGGTGGTAATACCACTATGTTTGCACAAACATTTACAACAGGTTCAAGTGAAGTCTGGGTAGATTCTGTAGAACTATTATGTCAGAACTTAGGTGCAGGATCTGACAGATTATATTTAGTAGGAGTTGATGGGAGTGGAAATCCAGACATGGATAAAATTATAGCTTGGGATGGAGAAACAAATATTGGCGCTGCAGGATGGCATAAATTTACATTTAACGGAACATCAAGTGATGATAATAGAGAATGGATTAAATTAGATGCAAACACAACATACGCTATAGTATTCTATAACCCAACTGCCGGAACTATTAGGTGGAGAAGTGACGACAGTTCTCCAACATATACAGGAGGAAAATATTTTATTTCAACTGATACAGGGGCAACATGGACAGGAGATGCAACAAAAGACTTTTTGTTTAGAGTTAATGGGATCACAGTCAATCCATACATCTTATTTCCCATTCCATTTGACAGTGACATTCCTTATTATAAAATTCCAAGATATCATCATCCGGGAGAAACAGATACAACAAGGTTTTGCAGAACTTCTATAGATTTTGATTTAATTGTGGGGAAGACATTTATATTAAAAGGAGATGCAATACTAACTTTTACCATCCAGGGAGATAATAGTGGAGAATCTACAACTTCCTACAATGTTAAAGCGAGTATAAACAAATTCGACGGAACAACTGAAACCCAATTAGCAAGTGGAGAAGGGAGGGTTTTAGATGATGAATTATCTGACACTACTGCTGCATTCAGACAATCAATTTTTATGAACATACCAAATAAAACAAGAATTGTAAAAGGAGATGTTTTAAGATTAACAATCGATCTATGGTTTGGCGCAGAGGTCACTGTAGCAGCAAATATTTTACAAATATACCATGACCCAACATCAAGACAAATATTTGATATTGATATAGCTTCAGCAGATGGAGAAAACTCAAATTCAGGAATAAGAACTGACATGCTTTTATACTTACCTTTCGTAACAGACATGAGTTAAAAATGCCATACACAGATATAGGACAAGCAAAAGCAAGTGATTTAGATAGTGCAACAACTGATTACTCAGTGCCGGCAAAGACAACAGACGCACCAACAGGACAAAAAGAAACAGAATACACAATAACAAAGTGGAAAGACTGGTATGGATACTATAAACAAATTCCAGAATTAAGAGCTGCAATAGATGCTTTGGCAACATGGACAGTAGGAAAAGGATTTAAATCAGACCCTTTAACAGAAGCAATACTAACATTAATTAATGGATGGGGAAAAGACACATTTAACACAATCTTAGAAAACATGATTAGAACTTACTACATAGCAGGAGATGCTTTTGCAGAAATAATCAGAGATGAAGATTCAGGAATTTTAATAAATTTAAAGCCATTAGCTCCTGACAGCATAAAAATTGTTGCCAACACAAAAGGTACAATAGAAAGATATGAACAGATTTCTAAAACTAAAGCCCCAAATAAAGAATTAAATCCCAATAAAGTTTTTCATTTATCAAGAAACAGAACAGCAGATGAAATGCATGGAGTAAGTGTTATTGAAGCGCTGGAAAATGTTATCTTAATGAGGAATGAGGCCATGACAGATTGGAAAAAAGTGCTGCATAGAAATGTAGCTCCTCTCTGGATCTTTCATTTAGATACAGACGACACAACAAAAATCGCAAACTTTAAAACAACCATGGACAATGCCAGAGCAGATGGTGAGAACATGTATATTCCTAAAGGAGCAGTAGTTCCTGAATTAGTAACAGTTCCACAGAATGCAAATATGAGTCCTCTAGCATGGATTAGAGAATTAAACCATTATTTCTTTCAAGCTGTTAGAGTGCCTGAGATTATTGTAGGAAGTTCTGTTGAATTAACAGAAGCAAGCGCAAAAATAGCATACCTTGCATTTCAGCAGACAATAGAAGAAGAACAGCTTTTTATTGAAGAAGAAGTTTTAAAGCAGCTATTCCTTGAAATTAAATTAGAATTTCCTGCAAGTTTGCAGAATGATTTATTAAGCGACAAGAAGAAGGATGGTGACTTTTCAGCATCTCCAATGAAGTTCATCCCATCTGATACAACAGCAGGAGCAGGACAATGAAAGGGGAAAAAATATCAAAGAGCGTGGTTATATCTGCAATAGCAGGGTTGGTAATTTTGGAAATTACTGCTATGCGTATGGGAATAAATGGAAGATTGTATGCCTATGTCATAGCAATAATAGCCGGACTTGCAGGGGCATCACTGCCTCAAATTAAATTTAGATAAGAAAATGGCATTTGGATTTAAAAAAAAGAAAAAAGAACTTAAAGTTGAAATAGATACTTCTATCCCTGAGAAGAGAATCACCCAGCTCACCCCTGAACAGCAAGCTTTAATATCTAAAGACATAAGTCCAGAAAGTAAAGAAGCTTTAAGAAGACAACAGCCGACATTCCAGCAAGTTCAGCCAAAAGGAATGCTTAGAAAAGTTGCAGAGTTTGGATTAACACCAGCAGCATTTGCAGCAAGACAAATTAATAAATTAATAGGAAGAAGACTTACTGCTGGAAAAAAAGTTACAACTGCACAGATAGCAGAAGCAACAGCTGAAACTCCTGTAGGTTTTGGTTTAGGATTAATAACTGTAGGAGCAGAAACAGCAGTAGGAGGAAGAGCAGCACTTAGGTTTTTACCTGGACTGAAAGGCGCAGCAGCAAAAGTTATGGGAAAAAAAGAAGGTTTAATCGGTAGATGGATACCTGAGAATGTTGTTCAGCAAATGGGACGGAGAGCAGGATTAAGTCCGAATGCTATTGAACAAGTTAAGTTTCAATTAGGAGCAATGAGAGTTAATGAAGTAGCTCAGAGTTTAGTAAGGAATCAAGGAAGTTTAATGAGAAATATTTTAATTGGTAAAACAACAAAAGGCCTTGCTGCAAGAGCAACAACAGCTATTTTAGTCGGATGGTTTGGGGCTGATACCATAGCTCAGTCTGTATCTATTCAGGCAAACACACTTCAAAGTCATGTTATCTTCGGACAATTAACACCAGCAGAAGCACAAGCAAAATTAAACTCATTCAAAATTTATAACAATATAGGCAAGACATCATTATTAGCGGCAGCATCTATATCCCCTGCAACACTGCCAATATTAGCTTTATTCTACGCATCCACTAAATTAGCTGATGAGAACATAGACACTACAAGAAGAATCGTCAGCAATTATTTATAATGGCAAAAGAAAATAAACAAGAAGAAGTTAAGGAAGAACCAAAACAAGAAGAACCAAAACCAACAGAACAAATTACAGACGAAGACGCAGCTATTGTAGAAAGAATAGAACAAGCTGCAGACAGAATGGAGTTAGCAAGTTTAAGAGCGCAAGAGGTCTTACTTGACAAGAAGGAAGCAGATGCAAAAGAAGCTCTTAAAGGAGAAACAGAAGCAGGAATTAAAGAAGAACCAAAAGAAGAAACTCCAAAAGAATACAAAGACAGAGTTTTAAAAGGAGAGATTTAAACGAAAAGTTTAAATAGTTTAACAAACACCATTTATCATGGCAGTTCATACCTTAATGATTGAAACAGAACCTCCAATAATGATGACCTGTGCAGATGGGGCAGGAATAGAGAAGGGAACTCTATTAAAATTATCTGACCCTTTCACTGTTGCAGCATCAGACGGGGATACTGATGTAATTGCAGGAGTTGCAGCAGAAGAAAAAATTGCAGATGATGGTAAAACAAAAATTGCAGTTTATAGAGGTGGAATATTCAAAGCAACAGCAGGAGGAACCTGCACAGTTGGAAAAACATTAATGTCTTATAGTTCTACAGGTGATGCAAATGATGTAATTGACGGAACAAACGCTGCACTATACAGCAAAGCGCTGGGAATAGCTTTAGAAACTGCATCAGACGGGGAAACTCTATTATATGAGTTATGTCCTGGAAAAGCATCTGTGAATGTATTAGCATAATCATAAAATGAATGAAGAAGAAAAACCAGAAGAAGAGAAAGAAGAAGATTCAAACTCTGAAGAGGCTTAAAAATGGCAGATGCAAGTGCGCAAGCAGACATAAGAGGAATTGATATTGACAAGCTAGCTAAAGGCTTTGCTGATGAAGCTCTTGTCTTAAAGAAATTTGTCACAGTCAGCAATACTTCTGCGAGGGAAATTAGGTGGTATCAGAAAACATCAGGATTCTTAGACTCACCAGACACAACAGCAATAACAGCATCCCAAATATCAAACACAGCATTTAAAGCAAGACCCTTTGTTGTTGAACAAAGCTGGACAAGGCAGACTTCTTATGTCAGGAAATATTTTGTAGAAAGTCCATGGATAAGCGAGGAAGATATTAAAGATACAGATGTAGATATTCTTGCAACAAATGTTAGAGACCTTGTTCTTGCAGTAGGAAACCAAGTTGATACAAGAATATTTAATGTTCTGACAGAAAGTTTAAGTCCGTCAAATATAAACACAGCTGCAGCAGCAGGAACAGGATGGGATGACACAACAGACGGAGATCCAATAGGAGATCTATTAACAGCAAAAAAGAACATCAGAGCAAGCAATTACAATCCAGACGGAGCAATCCTATACATAAACCAGCATGAAGAGAAGATGCTTTTGTCATGGCTAATCTCCACAAAAGGTTCAAGCATTCCTCAATATGCAAGTCAGAAAGTTGTTGATGGAATAGTTATGGAAATCTTAGGATTAAGAGTTGTTGTTAGCAGCAATGCAACAACAGATTATGCTTTAGTATTCGTCCCTCAAAGAGCATGCACATGGAAGCAATTTACTCCAATCACAAGTGCAGTAATTACAGATGTAGGGATAGGAAGAAAAATAAGAGTATGGGAGGAAGGTGAGGCTCTGCTTACAGACCCTAAAGCAGTTCATTTAGTCACCGATACAACAACATAAAATGACATTAGAGACAGCTAAAAAATTATATGATTTCTATAAAGAAACAGGCCAGGAAGAAAGAGCAGAAGACATAGCAAAAAAAAGGCCTGAAGTTGTTGGAGAAACTAAGCAGGAAAAGAAGAAAGCAAAAAAATAAAAACTCTATTTCTTTAATTTATTAATGGCAGATACACACAATGAGGCAGAAGTTAAAACTCGTTATCCTGTTGTTGAAGGGCTGACAGCTAAGACAACAAAGCAAACAGGAAAAAAGATGCAGCTTGAA